ACAGTTGTTCTTGTAGTCTTTAGAAAGAAATCTAAAATCAGTCAATGTAGATTGCAAAGTACCTAGAATGGTGGCTACTCTAACTTTCTCTTTTAATCTTTCTTGACTATCTCCCGCACGTACTATGACCTCTGATAAGTTACAAAATTCTGAATCCCTGAGAATTATCTCAGAACACGGATTCGTTCCAAACTTATACTCGTGGTCTCTACGTCCACTTCTTTCTGCTACACGTTGAGCTGATGGTACAGAATAGATACCACGCTCTCCTGACTTTGATTCATATAAACTAGAACACTCATCTAAGAATACACTTAGAGCGGGTGTGTCCATGTAACATACTGAATTGTTAGCTAACGCTCTATGTGGGTAGTCTAACCACCATTGACCGCTTTTAGCTTTCTGCATTTCTCTATCGTCTAAATCAGATAAAGATATTAAAGCAGACCTACGGACACCGCCTACTACTACAATGTCTGCAATCTTACAGACTATATCGTGTACTTCAATAGGTTTAAGTTTTCTTCCTTTAGCGTTTTGAAATACGTCAACGCAGAACCTAAACAATTCCACTAGAGGTTCAGCACCACTAGCTCTCCCGCCAAATGTCTTTAAAGGCATACCCGCCTTTCTAACCTTACTTATATCCCACTTAGGAATTTGTCCTGAATACAATAAAGTTATAATCTCTTTAAAAGACTTAGACCAACCTATCTTGCTATCTGGAACACAGATGATAGTATCAGTTGGGTGGAAGTCCTCTGCAACCGTTGGAAGTTTATCTACTTCAGATTTGCTCACAGAGAACCCCACGCCAGTTCCGCACATTAATATATACATAATCTCGCTAAACTTTCTAGCGTTATCCATAGCGACAAAACAACAATTATATCCCGCAACATTATCTTTCTTTAATGCCTCTCCCGCAGTCATAAGACAACGCATAGACGGCATTACTTTCTTAGATAAGATAAATTGTTTACACTCATCTAACTGTTGGTGTAGCTCCGTTGGTACTCTATCTTTCCAAAAAGATATATACCTGTTTACTGTTTCTGACCAAGTTTCCCTACGTTTCTTTTCTGGTAGGTATCTTGCGTATCTACTTTGGTGTATATATTCCTCATACAGGTTCATAGCATTACTCTATATCCTTTGCGAATTTTATTTTTAGATAGTCTAGCTTTGATTCTAACTCACTAGAATCCCATTGGTTTTCTTGATACCAAGCTATCATATCCTCAGTAAAAAACATAGACCTCTTTAGTAAAAACTCTACTTCGTCTTTAGCGTGGTCTGCGACTATAAAGTCTGCACAAAAAGGAGTACAAGTATGGTTTACAAGTTCGTTCTCTTTTAAAGAAGATTCTTCTAATGGCTCGTACTTATATCCCGCTTTGGGTTCTACAACTGATGATTTGCCGTCTTGGTCGTTGTTACAACCATAAAGACAACCTATCACTATTAAAAATACCCATATTAATATGTATCTCATGTTAAATATCCTCTAAAATGTTAGCGTCTTCTGGTAACTCTGGTAGTTCTCGCCAACCTTTCTCGGTTGTTCTTACTTGTCCACTCCAAGTTAAAGTATACTCGTGAGCATATACTTCTTCGTATAGTTTACCCCCTCTTTGGGCAATCATACCAGTAGAACTACCAACAGTTCTTTTTACCAAAGCTCCATCGTTCTCTTTCTCTATCATGTTTCTTCTCCTACATCAAATTTATACAAATTATCTATTAACTTATCCTCGAAATTATCAAGAAGTTCCTCAGTAGTTATCTCAAGAACTTCTATGATTAAGTCGGGGTCGTACTCTAAGATTATCTTCTCCTTGATTTCTTCAAGAGTAAGTGTCATGGCTAGGCACTTCGTATCTCAGGAGTTAGAATCTTCTTACAGCTTCTAGCTCTTGGGTACGCATCACAATCTAGACAATGGTATCTGTCATAGATTCTAGTGTGAGCAATAACTTCCCCTTTATACCTCAAGTTCTTTGAGCCACAGTACGAACAACACTTAGAAGTCTTATTTAATAAGTTCAAGTTCGGGTGGTTTACAACCAGAGGTCTTATCTTTACATACGCTTGTTCTAAAACAAGAACGTCTTGTTTACAATGTTTTTTTACATACCTAATAGCCGACTTATTTCCCGCTATTGCTCGTCTCCAAGTCTTAGGTTCAAGAGTTGTCTTAGAATCTGGTAACTCTAGGAACGCTTGTACTGTAGCTAACCTATTATTATTTAAACACATCTTATATCTAGCTGTCCTCCAACCATCTATGTGGGGTGTGTTCGGCATGGTTGGTAGTCCGTGGTCAATCAACCTAGACTGAATAAAAGGAACATCAAACCTTATACCATACCAAGTTATCCAAGCGTCTGCTTCTGATAGCACTTTAGCTATATCTTTACAAAGTAATTTATCATTTGTGGGGTCTTTAGCAAACGCTGATGGATAATCAGATATGCTAAGAACAGTAGTCTTTTTACTTCCTAACTCTTTATAACCAAAGCAAAGAATGTGTCCAAAGTTTGCTTTTAAGTTTGTTGTTTCTATGTCGAATACAATGATTCCTGACATTACGTCCACTCCTCTGGAATAGAGTATATTGCGTACTCGATGCCTTGTTGTATGCACCAATCGCTATACCTTTTCTTCCTAGTTTTAGTTAAATAATTATCTTGCATAAAAACAATCCTTAAATCTTTGCTTGGATTGGATTTTATTACTGCTTTTATTTTAGTTCTCATCTTAGGAGTAAAGTTTCCTTTCGCTTCTACCACTACTCCAGATGGTAAGAAAAAATCAGGAGTGTATATACGAGTCTCATACACCTCTCCACTCCCGCAAGCAGAACAAGTAGCGTTATAAGGTTTTATTTTATAGTGCCACTTCTCTGATTCGTATGAGAATTTAACTTTCGCTTCAGTTAGTTCTCTACCAAGACGAACTTCAAATTTACTCTTACCTTTAAACTTCACGTTCTTCTATGTCCAGAAAGTCTATTTTATTACAGTTCAGTATTGTATGTATAGCTTCTGTTTTACCAGACCAAAACCCAACAATACCTATACCGACTTCTGGCATAGGCAGAAAACCAGAACAAATAATCTGTATAGTTTTGCCAGAACTAAACACAGCATTTATATTAAATTCTGGTAGTTTAGCAAGTGTGTCTTCTTCTGGTTTTGGAAAATTTAAAAGTTTAAATTTGGAGTCCACATTTCCCTGTTCTTTCTCCTTATCCATAGTAGTCTCCCGTTATTTACTAAGTTATCTTCTGTTAAACCTGCTTTTTTATATTGTTCAAGTACAGCCTTTAGCAAGTCTTGTTCTTCTTCTATGCCATCTAAGATTTTAGATGCTTTCTTATTACCTATACCATAAATACCTTGTATGTTATCTACTCTATCTCCAGTAAGCAACTGTATATAGAAAGATTTTATAGCCTGTTCCTCTGATACTTCGTAGGGTTCTTTGTCCTTTGTCCAATTATAATGCAACCCACTAATCATATCCAAATCTTTATCCTTAGTACAAATAACTGTATCTCCGTGCTTTGCAGATGACTGCTCTATACCTAAAGCATCATCAGCTTCTTCTCCATTAGTTATTATAGTATTATAATTCTCTAATAAGAACCCTATAATTTCTTTGTATTGAGTGGGTTTATGGCTCGGGTCTCTATTACCCTTATACTTTAAGGGTGAGGGTACATCATTCCTAAAATTCTCTTTTCCTGTTAAATATATGATTAGCTGTTTAGATTTTGTTTCCTTTAAAATCTTATTTAAAACTAGCTTGACATTGTGTAAGGTGTGAGATAACGGACTAGACTCGTATTTTAATTCTAGTTCTTCTTTATCTAATCCATTATCATCACAGTATTCCTTTGCTTCTTTAGCGTAGGAAAATATAGTTCCGTCAGGACAATGCCACTCTCGTACATCAGAGGCAAAACCACAACTGTATACTATAATATCTCCGTCAACTAAAGCACTTCTAGGCATTATGACTCCATTAAATCCTTAATGTCATCTCCAGAGCTGTAGTATTCTATCTTACGAGCTAAGTCTAAAACAGAATCAGCATCTATTTGTACTTCAACTCCCGATTTAGCCATAGCAGATAGTAATTCAGTTGATGCACTAACAGCGTGTCTCCTAATAATACTACGCTCTTTATCTGTAGAGCCTATTGGAAAAGCTACCATTTTTTTCTCTCCTGTTTTTTCATCTGTAACCTCAGTTCCGCTAAGAACTTCTATACTTCCCTCTATATTCTTGTAAACTCTACCGCCAGATTCCTTTTCTTTTACCTTGAATTTAACAGTATCTTTATACCTAGCGTCATGCTGTGCTAAGAAAGAATTGTACCATTCTCCGTCAATTTTAAATCCTTTTTGGTTCTTTGATACGGACTCTAAAACGCCCTCTACTTCATAAATTGCACTCATATATAAACTCCTTTAACTAATATAATTTTATAATACACCTATATTATACCACTATATATTGGGTATGTCAACCTTTTCCATACAATCCCAACTACCACCAGATTTTATCTCAATTTGTAGTGGAACTGGTAGCTCTATGTCATACCTACTCTTTAGAATAGCTGTGGTTCTGTCCACCATTGCCCATTTAAGAGCCTTACAAGCGTTTGTATGCTGTTGTTCTACAACGTCTAACATTATATTGTCGTGTATGGTATTGATAATACACATATCTGTATCAAACCACAACTTATACGCCAACGCACCTAGAGCTATCTTCATTATGTCGGTAGCTACTGACTGTACTGGATAATTTTTTATTTCCGTAGGAGAAAAAGCTGTTTCTCCTTTCTTGTATTTAGAGTCATAATCCTTGAATACTAATTTTCTTCCTGTTATAGTAGACATTTCACATCGGTATCTAGGTAAACCCATTGGAGTTCTTTCCCCCTCATGTTCACAGCAAGCCTCTACATGACTTTGCAAATCCCCATGCCAGTTCCAAACATCTTCATATCTATCAAAGAAGTTGTGTATAAACTCTTTGGCTACTTTAACAGGTATTCTATTTATGTGAGCCATAGTTTTTGCACCCGCACCATACTGTAATTGAAAGCTCAGAGTCTTTGCTAGTCTCCTTTGCTTGGGAGTAACATCATACTCTTTTATGTTATACAACTCAGATGCTCTCATAGTATGCAAGTCTCTACCACTTTTTAAATCTTTTATCAGCATAGCATCTTCGGACAGTAGAGCAAGTACGTTTATTTCTAGTTGAGAATAGTCTGCTTCGACTAGCTTACCAAGCTCTCTCCTACTTTTAAAACATTCTCTTATACTAGACATCTTGGTTTAACCTATCTTCTAGTGCCTGAGACGACTCCATTACTTCTTGACAAGCAATCTCTCTCTCTATAAGTATATTAATGTACTCTTTCGCTTTGTGTAAGTCCTCAAGACCACCCTTATATCTCCACCGCATAACATATTTTATAACATTGCCCTCTGCGTAAGGTATCTCATTCTCTATCATAAATTGTACTGGTTGTATCTTCCACTTAGTATAGTGTTGTGGTTCTTTTATATTATCTGGATTCATCACTCTATCTCCTTTCCTAAAAAGGCATTTTGAAATTGACAATCAACTGGAACTGGTTGCTTATGTTCACTAGGAAAACACCACTCGCCAGTAGGGTTATATAAGTCTTTTAATAACCAATCTTCTTTATCATCATTTAAAGACAAAGTAGCATCTAGTATACCTGTAAGTATAGCCAGTACAACAAGCAATATGATTATTGTTATCTCTTTCATTCTGATGCCTCTTGTTCGTCAAACTGTTGTTCTAACTCTAAGTCTATTTGATGCCACCAATCAGCATCTTGTTGGTCTTGTATATCTTGATAAAATTTATCTTGGTCTAACATTTTCTTTACTTCTTTGCTGTTATGTTTTGCAAATTTGGGTTTCGGCATGATAATCTCCCTGTTGGAGTCTCGACATGATTAAACGTAGGGTGTAGTAATCCGTCTGCCCAACAAACTTTAGTTAATCCAGTTAGGTATGTGTCTCTTTCCTTTCTTGCTTCTCTGTGTTCTTGAACTAAACCCACAAACCTGTTAAATTCGGGGTGTAACTCAAGTAGAACTTCATCAGAGGTATAAAATACACCTGACTTCTTAGACTTCCATTCTTCTTTAGGAACAAACATACCTTTAAGTTCCTTAGTAAATTCCGTATTCTTATATTTAATAGCACCTTTCTTTAGACCAGACTTGTAAACTACTATGTCTCCATTTTCATCATTTACTATCTTAGCCTCTTTCCACTTTAGTACTCCACCAAAAAGCATAGCAGATACTTGGTCATGTGAGCCAAAGTTAATACTATCCTCAAACTCTTTGCTGTATTTTGTTATATTGTTATGTTTATAGAGAGTTTCTAATAACTGATTCTCCATA